GGAGAGTTGGCACCACAATCGTGATGGTGAAACTGTCGGCTGAGGTGCTGCAGTGAACGTCGCGCTCCTCCAGCAGGGCCAGTTCGATCTCGTCGAGAACGGTGGCAATGCGGGTGCGGTCAAAATGGTCGGGCAGGTTCCGGATGGTGAGCCGAATGCTGGTGGTTTCCATGGGGTTTACTCCGCGTGTTCGCCTTCGGTGAAGGCGCTGTCGGTGATGCGCTTCAGAAGCTCGGCGTAATAATCAAGGTTGCCGACATGCCCCCAATGGACCTCGTCGGGATAGGTGTTGAAGTGCGCGTCGCTCAGCGCTTGAAGCCGAGCAAGCATCGCGTCGATCGCAGCTTTCTTTGCGATGAAGGCGTCTTGGGCAGTGGGGCGTTGGCTCATCTCAATGCGTCCTGAATTGCGTTCTCTGCTGTCTTGAGCTTCGCTCTAGTGGGCCCGCACATCCAGTGAATTAGACGCGATTCCATATAGTTAATCGAAACCTTGAGGTCCGATAATGTCGTCAGCCACGCAATCCATCGGCGTGATCGCGCGGCTTCTGGATCTCTCGGAGCGGCGGGTCCAGCAGCTGAGCCGCGAGGGTGTGATCCCGAAGGCGGAGCGCGGCCAGTATGACTTGATCGGGTCTGTACGCGGCTATGTCCGGTACTTGCGTGATCAGGCGCTAAGGGCGCAGGCCGGTGCGCCTGATTATGCGGCTGAACGGGCGCGCTTCATCCGGGCGCGGGCTGACCTCGCAGAGATGGAGGCGGAAGAAAAGCGCCGCTCGTTGATTGCGGCGGATGAGATCGAGGCGGCCTGGATTGCCATCCTCGCGCTTTTGAGAACCCGCCTCTTGGCGCTGCCGGACCGGCTGGCACCGCAGGCCTTTGACCAACCCACCGTCGGAGATACCCGGAACCTGATCCGATCTGCGATCCGCGAGGTGCTCGATGATCTCGCAGAGCCAGACATTGAATTCGAAACCGATCCTGAGATTGACGGGCTCGCCGATCCTGAAGCGGACGGTGGTGAAGGCACTGGCGGTTCTGAAGCCGCCGCCGGACCTGACGATCAGCGACTGGGCGGACCAGAACCGACGGCTGAGCTCTGAGGCCAGCGCCGAGCCGGGACAGTGGCGCACGAGCCGCGCCGAATACCAGCGCGGGATCATGCAGGCGGTCTCGGACGCCGCCACCGAAACCGTCGTCATTATGTCCAGTTCACAGGTGGGCAAAGCGCTGGCACTAGACACGCCGCTCGCCACACCGACGGGTTGGACAACGATGGCCGATGTGCAAGTCGGCGACATCCTTTTTGACGAAACTGGCGCGCCGTGCCGCGTCACGGGCGCCACGGATGTGTTGCTTAATCGGCGCTGCTACCGCGTACGGTTTTCAGACGGAAGCTCGATCGTGGCCGATGCTGATCACCTCTGGGCGGTCGACAGTGACACACCAGTGCGCGCGCAGGACGCGATGAAGGGCCTGTTCCATGAAGATCCACCGGGCGGTCCTGACGACGAAGGAGATTGCTGAGACAGCCCATTACTTTGGCGCGAAGAAAAGGAATCGATACGCCATCCCGGTGGCTGGTCCGCTTCAACTGCCCGAACAGGCATTTCCGATCCCGCCTTACGCCTTGGGTGTCTGGCTAGGGGATGGTCACAGCTACGGGTCACAGATCACCTGCCATCAGGATGATCTGGAAATCGCCGATCATCTCCGCGCCAGTGGCATAGAGGTTGAGGTCAAGTCCAAGGACAAACGAGTTCCGCATATCCTGACGCTCAAGCCAACACTCCCTTGGCCCGACAATATGTGTCGCCGCGGGCATGACATGTATGTGCTGGGTCGCCATGGGAATGGGCAATGCGCGGAATGTGGGCGGCAGTTTTCAATGCAGTGGAAGCACGGTTTCCCCGTTGACCCTGTTCTAGAGGAAGGTAAGCCTTTCAGCCTGCGCCTTCGGGAGATGGGGCTGGCCAAGGATCGGAAGACGCCAGAAACCGGCAAACTCATTCCTTCGGTTTATCTGCGCGGGTCCATAGACCAGCGCCTGGCCCTCTTACAGGGGCTGATGGATACGGACGGCTACATCGCTGAATGCGGCCGCTGCGAGTTTATCACCATCCACCGACGTCTGGCGGATGGCTTTTGCGAACTGCTGGCCTCCTTGGGAATCAAGTTCACTGCCGTGGACAAGCAGCCGACGGTGGTGATCGATGGCAAAAGGCGTCTTGGAAACCCCGCGACGCGGTTTTCGTTCATGGTTTATGACGATACGCCGGTGTTTCGACTGGCAAGGAAGCGCGCGCGTCAGGTCGCACGGGAGGGGCGGCGGACGACGGAAACCGAGCGGCGCCGCATTGTTGCCGTCGAACCGATCGAGAGTGTGCCTGTGCGTTGTATTCAGGTGGACAGCCCGAACCGGCTTTATCTGGCCGGGCGCACCATGATCCCGACGCATAACACGGAGATGGTTAACAACGCCGTCGGTTACCACATCGATCAGGATCCCGCCCCGATCATGGTGGTGATGCCCACCGAGCGTGACGCAGAAACCTGGTCGAAGGATCGCTTCTCGCCCATGGCACGTGATACGCCCTGCCTACAGGGCAAGATCGCCGATCCTCGTTCGCGAGATGGCAACAACAAAATCCTGCACAAGCGGTTTCCGGGCGGACATCTGACGATTGTGGGGGCCAATGCGCCTTCGGGGCTGGCAAGCCGACCGATCCGCTTGCTGCTCTGCGATGAGGTCGACCGCTATCCGTTCAGTGCTGGGGCTGAGGGCGACCCGGTCAACCTCGCGAAAAAGCGGACCGTGACATTCTGGAACCGCAAGATCGTGCTGGTCTCGACGCCGACGAACAAGGGCGCGAGCCGGATCGAGGCGGCGTTTGAGGAAAGCGACCAGCGCCGATATTGGGTGCCGTGCCCGGCCTGCGGCGCAGAACAACTCCTGACCTGGGGGCAGGTCAAATGGGACAAGGATGAAGCTGGCGGCCATCGTCCAGAAACTGCGCGCTACCACTGTGCTGACTGCGAATCCGCCTGGAAGGATGAGACACGCTGGGCGGCCATCTCCAAGGGCCGCTGGATCGCTGATGCGCCGTTCAACGGGACGGCGGGCTTCCATCTGAACGAGATCTATTCGCCCTGGGTGCGGCTCGAGGCCATGGCCAAGGCGTTTCTATCAGCGCGCGCCGGTGGGGACGAGACGATGAAGACCTTCATCAACACGTCGCTTGGCGAGACCTGGATGGAAAGCGGCGAGGCGCCGGATTGGCAGCGGTTGCAGGGGCTCAAGGAAGATTGGCGTGCGGGCACGGTGCCGGTGGGCGGATTGTTTCTGACCGCTGGGGCCGACGTGCAGAAGGACCGGATCGAGGTTGACGTTTGGGCTTGGGGCAAGGGCCTGCAAAGCTGGCTGATCGACCACATCGTCATCGACGGCGGCCCGGGCGATCCCGCCTGCTGGCAGAAACTGACTGACCTACTTGGCAGGACTTGGGTTCACGCCAGCAGCACGCCGATGACCATCGCGCGGCTGGCGATCGACACGGGCTATGAAACGGCAGCCGTTTACGCGTGGGCGCGTCAGGTGGGCTTTGGACAGGTCGCACCTGTTAAGGGCGTGGAAGGGTTCAATCGGGCAAGCCCTGTGACGGGGCCAACATTTGTCGATGCGACGATAGCGGGCAAACGTCTTCGCCGCGGTGCAAGGCTTTGGACCATCGCCACTTCGACGTTCAAGGCCGAGACCTATCGCTTCCTGCGGCTGGATCCGCCGGATGAGGCGGGACCGTCGCCCCAGTGGGGCGGCGAAAGCCCGCCGAAACCTAGCCCGGTGGGTGGGGAGAGGTTTTCTCCCGGCTTTCTCCATCTGCCGGGCTGGGTCGACGCTGAATGGCTGAAACAGCTCACGGCCGAGCAGCTGGTCACGGTCAAGAACAAGCGCGGCTTTGCCAAGCTCGAATGGCAAAAGCTGCGGGAACGCAACGAGGCACTCGACTGCCGTGTTTATGCCCGCGCTGCCGCCTGGATCCTCGGCGCAGACCGCTGGTCGGACGCTCGGTGGGAAGAGTTGGCCGCACAGTTTGCTGTCTCTGAAGCCAAGGGCGCCCACTCTGCCGGGGGCACGCAACCTGTACGCAAGGTACAGGTGCGCCGCGTTGCGCGGTCAACATACATGGGATGAGTTTGGGCATGGCGGATCTAACGACACTGAAACTCCGCCGAGAGACCCTGACTTCGCAGCGCGCCTCGGGCGTCGCCCGCGTCAGCTATGACGGTAAGACGGTCGACTACCGGTCTTTGGTCGAGATCGACCGGGCCATTGAGGCTTTGGACCGTGAGATTGTGATGGCCGAAGGGCGGCGGATCGTGCGGCAGGTCCGCGTGACGACTGCCAAGGGGCTCTGACACAAATGGGGATGTTTGACCTCTTTCGCCGCCGCAAGCCGGGCGGTCCTGAAGCCATGCGCGCGCGGCTTGAAGGCGCGATGGCGAAGCGGCGCTTGCGGGGCTGGAACCCACCTCTCGAGAACATCAACGCGCTCGTGGCTTCGGGCGGACCCA